ATGGCTTATAAAGTAAATTCGTTGGAGGAGATGCCAAATGCATTGTCCTACCTGATTGAGTCCGTAGAGGCTCTACAATCTAAAGTAAATGCCCTGCAGAATAAGCAGGCAAGTAATTCACCCAAGTGGATGGATATAGATGAGCTCTGTGCTTACCTACCATCGCATCCTGCCAAGCAAACGGTTTATGGATGGGTTTCAGCCAAACAAATCCCCGTACATAAAATAAATAAGGCTCTGGCTTTTCTACAATCAGAAATTGATGACTGGTTGAAGAACAAATCGCATAAGACACAGGATGAACTGATGGAGGAAGCCAGACGATTTGTTGAATCCAAAAAGATTATCAGATGATGGGAACGGCTGATTATTGTTTTTCATTCTTTCGCAAGCCCATCCAGAACATCGAACCGATAAGAGCTGTAGGTATTGTGGATGTGTACCGCTATATCACTGGGCATTATGCACAACCACAAACCGAAGCCTTGCGTCTGATGGCTACTTCTCCTGAAGCCAAAAGGTACAAAGCCACCCATTTTGACTATTGTACTTTTTCTGGACTATTCCGTAAACGGAATGAGAGGGAACTGATAATGCACTCCGGATTGATGTGTCTGGATTTTGATCATGTGGAAAATATTATGGAACTAAAGCAAAAGTTACTCAACCATGAGTATTTTGATACGGAACTGTTATTTGTCAGTCCATCCGGTAATGGATTAAAATGGATAATACCCGTTGACTTGAAAGGCTGGGAACATTCCCGGTACTTTAAGGCTGTTACCAACTGTATCAAAGCAACAGGCTTGCCATTGGTAGATATGTCCGGAAGTGACGTTGCTCGTTCATGTTTTTTGCCACATGATCCACAAGCATATATTAACCCTAAATACAAAGATGATGTCAAAGAAAATATTTTTCGCCCAAGATTGGGAGAATGTCCCTTCTGAAATACAGCAAACAGATATGCCAAGTATTACTCCACTATATAATAAGGTGGAGGAAGATGTGGAAAATATTGTCCGGGAAATAGAGCAGCGTGCCATTGATATAACACCCAATTATAAAGATTGGGTAGAATTGGGCTTTGCGCTTGTGGACGGATTGGGAGAAAATGGACGAGAGTATTATCACCGCATTAGCAGGTTTTACCCTAACTATCAAAGGGAAGAAACCGACAAACAATATACACATTGTCTGCAATCCAAAGGACAAGGTATTACCATTCGTTCTTTTTTCCATCTTGCAAACCAAGCCGGAATTTCGCTGGCTCCATTCAACAAAGAACATTTATCCATTTTGCCAAATATCCAAAATGGAAAAACGGGTAAATGGATAAAGTCAGAGGAAGAACTTCCGGCATTTCCTGAGTGTGTATTTGAGCATCTTCCCCCTTTTCTAAATGAGGTTGTCAACAATTCTATATCGCTGGATGACCGTGATACAATATTGATTGGGGCGATTGTGTGTTTGTCTGTCTGCTTTCACAATATTTGTGGAGTGTACGATGAACGCATCGTTTATCCGAACCTTTATCTGTTTGTAGTAGCAGATGCCGGTATGGGGAAAGGTGCATTGACTTTATGCCGGGAACTTGTAGCACCTATCAATCGCAATTTGCATGAACTTTCAAAACGATTGGAGCTGGAGTACAAGGAAGCAATGAACGCTTACATCAAAGGCAAGAAAGATGGTGGAATGACCATGCCAACTGAACCGCCTATGCGAATGCTTGTCATTCCTGCCAACAGTAGCGCAAGTTCTTTCCTGAAGATATTGGGAGATAATGACGGAATCGGACTGCTATTTGAATCGGAAGGTGACACATTAAGCCAGACTTTGAAGTCGGACTATGGTAATTATTCAGATGTATTACGAAAGGCATTTCATCATGAGTTAGTCAGTTTAAACCGCCGCAAGGACAGGGAATATTGCGAAGTCAGCAATCCAAGAGTGTCAGTCGCTTTGGCTGGAACTCCCGAACAGGTAAGGAAATTGATACCTGATGCGGAAAACGGTCTGATGAGCCGTTTCTGTTTTTATATCATTCGTTTCAATAGAGGTATAAGAAACGTGTTTGCCACAAATGATATTTCCCAATCCAAGAATGCCATGTTCAAACTGATGGGGGATAAATTCTGCCATCTGCATGAAGAATTTGTCAGACAAGGCAATTATTCCTTTTCTCTTCCCTCTGATTTGCAGGAACACTTTATAGAATATCTCAGTCGGGTGAATGAGGAATGTTGTGACGAAGTAGATAACAAGATGCAGGGTGTAGTCCGACGGATGGGGCTGATTGCCTATCGTATAATGATGGTGTTGACTGCTGTCCGACATTTGGAGAATATGACTCACGAATCATCTTCCTCTAACAAGACTATACAATTGATTTGCCATAAGTATGACTATTCCATAGCCATGAGTATCTGTGAAACCTTGCTTTGCCATGCAGTGTTCATCTATCGAAACTTGTCAGGAAATCAGCCCAAACGTTTACAATCCCTTTCACAAGAAACGGGCATTTACGCACGAAGGAATACCCTTTATAATATGTTGCCAGGAACATTCACCAAAAAAGATTATGACGCAACTGTTTTAGCTTTAGGTGAAAATGGAAGTACGGCAAACAAATGGATAGAAGCCTTTATCAAAGATGGAAAACTAAGCCGAATAGAACAAGGTAAATATAGGAAGATTTTTTGAGTGGCAAGTTTGTGTTTTAGTGTCACTAAAACCTATGTGGCAAGCGGATAGAACTGCCACTCTCAAAAAATCAATTTATGCACATCAAAGTTTATATAAGTATGAAGGAAAAGAAACTTGGTGGTCGCCCAAAGTTGGCGAGTTACCAGAAACGTACGAAATGTTTCCGGGTAATGTTTACCGAGAACGACTATATCTATATACAATCCAAAGCCCAACAGGCAGGATTGTCTGTCAATGAATTTTGCCACCAGGCTGCAATGGGCTGTGAAGTCGGTCAGCGCATCAGTCCGGAAATGATGTCGGCAATCCGTGACCTTTCCGGTATAGCCAATAATGTCAAGCAGATCGCCCATCAGATGCACATCTATGGTTTGGAAGCAGTGAAACAACAATGCTTTTCTATTATATCAGAAGTCAGCAGAATTATCACCCAAGTAAAAAATAACAATCATGATAGCGAAGATTAAAACAAGAGCCGATTTTAGAGGAATAGTAAATTATGCCAATGACCAAAAGAACAAGAAAAAGAGTGCTACACTTTTGGCACATGAAGGTGTTTGTGCTATCAACAACAAAACCATAGCAGATTCTTTTCAGATACAAACCTCTATGCGTCCGAAAGTAAAAAGTCCGGTGAAACACGTATCTCTTGCTTTCTCTCCGCAAGATACCGTCCGTTTTCCCAATGACGAAAAAGGAAATACACTTATGGTGGAGATTGCCAAGAAATGGATGGAGCAAATGGGGATTCGCAATACCCAATATATCATAACCAGGCATCATGATACGGAACATCCACATTGCCATATCGTATTCAACCGGATAGACAATGACGGTAATCTCATTTCTGACAGCAACGAAAGGATACGAAATGCAAAAGTCTGTCGTGCTTTAACCAAAGAGTATAAACTTTACTTTGCTCCTAAAAACAGCAAAGCCAGAAATAAAAGCCGTTTACGTCCTCATCAATTACGTAAGTATAATCTTCGTTCCTCAACTCTTGATGCGTTGGCGGCATCTCGCTCATGGCATGACTTCTTCCATATGCTCAAAGAGAAGGGAATAGATGTACGTTTTAATCATGCAGAAAACTCTGATAATATTCGTGGTATATCCTTTTGTATGGATGAATTTAGCATTGCCGGTTCTAAACTTGATTCAGATCTAAGTTTTAACCGTCTTTGCGCAACATTGGGTAATGTGGCAACAGAACTTATAGTGCAACCTCATCAAGCAATTGTTCCTAGTGCTGGCGGAGGAACTAATAACGAACAGGGATGGCGGGATGATAAAAGCAAGGATAACCAAAGAAACGAACCTTTTTATAAAACCTCAAAACGTAGAAGATAATGAAAGAAGATGTAGTAGCTGCAAATCTCGCAAATTTGCGTCAAAGTATCAATGAATTGAAGGAATGCGTTAATAGGCAGAATGTAACTCCAAACCAACCGGAGCAACATATAAAGGTGGATTTGGATGAAAAGACCATTTATAATGGAGTTGCCAAAAGCTTCTGTACTTGCTGGAATGATGCACTGTCAGTAGTGAAGAAACATGTTTGGAAACAACAACCTGATACATTACCATTTTCACAATGGTTTCCAAAACTGGTCGAACTGTTTAAGCAAAAATCTAAGTTTCTTGAATACATATATAGCCACGTTTGTGATTACAATCTCAATCGCCTTAATATTGAGATTAATACAGAAAATATATTAAAACAGCAGGATGAAATACTTTCAAAAATCAATGAGCTGAAACATCCAATAACCGTTATTCCACCCAATATCAATGGGATGTTTATACGTGGGCATCATATTAAACTTCGATATGTTGTGGCTATTGTAGTAATTATTTTGACGTGGGCTGTTGTTGCTTCAGTTAGTAGTCTGAAATATAAGGAAGAATCTTTTGCGCATTATTCCATGTATCGGGCGGTGAAGGAACAAAGTCAATCTTTTATTGAAAAAATGGACAACGATAAAAGGAAATGATTAGGATATGATTAAATATTTCTTACTCTAGTGTTTGCTTTAATATCCTTTAAACTTCTGATAGGTCGCAAAGTATTATATGTTACAGAAAATGAAAAATAGACTACCAAATGCCTTCATAATTTTGGAGGCATTTGGCTCTTATCTAAAAATATACGTTTTGTATGACTACGCAAGTAACCTTATGAGTAATAAGAACTAGTGTTACCATGTAATGACCTTATCGACAATCTCCTGCTGTTCGGCACTGCTACGTCGCAAATAAATACGAGTAGTTTCTATACTTTCATGCCCCATCAGGTCGGCAAGCAAAGAAATGTCATTGAACTTCTCTAAAAAATTCTTGGCAAAGCGATGGCGGAACGAATGAGGATAAACCACTTTCTCATTCAATCCGTATTTAATAGTATAATTTTTTAATTGTTGCGCAATTCCTCTGGTGGTGATGCGCTCGCCAAAGCGATTGAGGAAAAGATAACCGCTTGTACGCTTAGTTTTACCAAACCATTCTGTGGCTTCCTTACGTAAAGTCTTCGGAATATAGATGCGGCGAATTTTACCACCTTTGGTGTAAATGTCAAAATATCCTATTTGTACGTGTTCCACCTTCAGCTGAATAAGTTCGCTAACTCGTGCACCTGTGGCAGCGAGAAAGCGAACAACGAAATACCATTCTTGATTTTCTTCCTTTTTCAGTTTGTTCTTTAGGAAAACATAGTCGGCATTGCTGATTACATTTTCTAAATAACTACGCTGTTGAACCTTGACGGATTTTAATCTTAAACGAGATTTCCCCATACAATCAAGATACTTGTTCATAGCCTGAATGCGGAGATTGACTGTTTTTGGTTTAAACTTCTCAATAAGGTAAGTCTTATAGATCAGGAGATTCTTTTTATTCAAATCCTTGTGTCGAGAATAGAACTCCTTGATGGCATACAAGTATGCCGAAATAGTGTTTTCTGCCATATTACTTTGACGCAAATACTCTTCAAAGCTTTTAATATCCATTTCTATTTTTATTAGTGAAACAATATGTTATCACCAAATAAATTACGATGATAATCAAATGCGTTGAATTCCTATTATGAGAAGTTGCTCGTCATCGCATAACAATATAAAGCGATGCACACACTATCACAAAAATTAAATAAGCTTTTATCAGACAGAGCAGAACTTGACCTTTCTTTGGCACGGAATTTACAAAAATCAATTCTGCAAGAAGCAATACAAGGCAAGTTAGTCCCTCAAATAGCAGATGAAGGAACTGCCGAAAAGTTGCTTGCCGAGATTCGCAAAGAGAAAGAACGCCTCATAAAAGAAGGTAAGCTAAAAAAGTCAGCATTGTCTGATTCTATTATCTATAAAGGTGACGATAACAAGTACTCGACCATCCGTAAAATAGTACTCTTCACGCATATTTACACTTACTGCCCATCCTTTTTGTTGGAGTGCAGGAGTAATGAACAGAGTGCGTATCTCTTGTTCTTTGAGCTCTTTCTTGTTTACTTCCATAACAATAACTCATTTATGGTTTTACACTGCTGACAATCAAATCCTTTACATCAATATTAAGAACTTTGGCTATATCATTAAGTGTTTTAAGGTCTGGTTGAACTGAGTTACTACACCATTTACTTACAGTACAATTAGATTTTCCAATTTGTTCTGCAAGCCATTTTCCTGTCTTCTGTTGTTCGACAAGCACAACTTTTAGTCTGTTTAAATTAGCCATGAAGTAAAATGTTTTAATCCAAAGGCAAATTTATATAAATTGCCTGATAGTATAAGTAACTTCCAATAAAATTATATTATAGGAAGTTGTACAATTAAAATATGACATTGTTTTTTTAATTATTTTCTTTCTCCCTTCTCTCTTTTACCCTTTCCTGTCCTGGCATTTTTTTAGCCAACACACTTCCTCCTGCAGGAAAATATATAGGAAAAACTTTATACAAGAAACTTACAATATCATTACGCTTCTTACCCATGTTGAAAAAAGCAGAACAAACAAAATACATAAGGTCTTGCTGACTACATGTATCTTTTTGCTGAATAGATATTGATGGAGCGATTATCAAGTCATGTTCTGCAAATGCGCAGGCACAGGCAAGAATAGCTTTCTGCTCTTCCTCAGTAAATACTTTGATTTTTTCTGTTAACCATTCAAGTTCTCCTTTGAGAAGTGATTTTTGCTTTTCATTTTGATGTTTTAATAGAGCATTTACATTTTTTTGTTGCTTTTCTGTCAAGGCATTTTCTAATGCTTGATTTTTTTGTTTAAGAAGATTGAATTTCAGCAAACCTGCAATGTACATACAAAAATATCCCACCGCAATATCGAATATTAAAATAAGCAGGTATTCTTCACTTGAAATTTGCGTAAACTTAGTCAAATATTCATTGATAGGAATAACGGCAAATAGCATGATGATGGCTATTGCATAAAGCACTATATATCGAGTTTTATGTTTTACTTGCTGTAAAGAAGCAAACAAAAAAGCGATTACCAAAATGGCAACTATAACACAGAGTGGTATAAGATATATTCCCATAGGTCTATTCTTCTGCTTTAGGATTAATTACAATACGCCAATAGCCACCATGATCTGCTCCCTCTCTGACAAGCAATCCTTTGGCTTTTAGATTTGCAATCTGCATTTCAATGGCTCGTTTACTGACTCCTATTTTTTCCGCCATCTTATCTTGAGATATAGAGCCATCTGATATTACAAGGTCAAGAATGCTTTGTGCAGTCCGTCCCAATCGTTTTTGTTTCACCGAAGAATTTTGCAAATCACCGAAGGTTTTCACCGAAGATTTCTGTAAATCACCGAAAGTTTTCACCGAAGATTCTTCATCGATAGAGTACTTTTCGAAGCTACTATTTACTCTGTTGGCAACTTCTTCTATAGGTATCCTTCCGTTCTCTCCCCAATTCAAATTATAGAATGTGGTATAGAAAGAAATTGCTTCCGTTTGATATTGTGGTTCTTTGCCCGGCAGGAAATTAGGCAGTTTCTCCGTAAGTTCCCGCATTTTCCTTAAGCCCGAACCGCGTTTCTCCATATAGTCCAATTGAGTAAACATATCCGCAATAACTGGATTACGGCGCATGGACGGCACTTTGTATATGTCTCGGTCTTGAATTTGTGTGCCATCAAGCATTGCTCCTGGTGATACCAATTCTACTCGGTCATCATAGATGTCAATATGTACTTCACCACCCATAACTGTGTAATCTCTATGGATAAGATGGTTTACCAACCCTTCAAAGATAGCACGGTCGGAATAGTCGGGGAGATTCAGGCGATAGTTCGGCATCTTCACCCATCCACTCATGGTATAGTTCTTGATGAAGTCCATACCATATTTCAAAAGCAATACGAGATTTGCCCGATGTTCTACGGAACTGATAGCATCGTCTTTATAAAGTCCTGTCCAACGTGTGCAGAAAATTCGTGATTGGAATACAGTGCAATTATCCACAAACAGCAATCCGGCATTGGTCAGTTTACCGTCAGATGTGACAAGTCCGAATGACTCCAAATACTTATCGTTCCATTCCTGATGGGTTTGTTCGAGGAAAGTGTTGGCAAGGATAACGAAAGAATGTTTGTTGGCATCCACTTGTGTAGGCAGCGAATCCCAAGTCATGTGCGTACCCTTTAATACCAATGAAAGAAGTTGTTGCGAATTGCACTCCACACTTTCATTACCAACTCTTGTATAAGCTGTACGTGTTCCGTCTTGATAATAATAATATGGTGTCAGCGTTCCTGCCTTTACTCTTACTTCAAGCAAGGCACGTCCTTCGTGTTCGATCGGGATAAGTTGTACGTCAGGTACCGGGTCAAGTCTTGCCTTTATCATTTCACTGATAAAGTCGGCATCTGCTTGTGGATTCTCCAAGCCTACAATCATTCCGTCATCGTTTACTCCATAGAATAGGCTGCCACCGTCCGTATTGGCAAAAGCCGACACAGATTTAAGCCATGACTTTACCTTCTTACGTTCCAGCATTTCCTTGAAATCGTAAGACGAGCATTCCGCTATCAATGTATTGTTATGAATTTGCATCGTTTTCTTTTTGTTGTTTGGGGATAAAGCCCAAGTTCTATATACAAAGGTAAGGATAAAACCGGATATTATGTTAAAATTGCCCCATTAATTTGATTATTATGTGTTTATATCACGATATTTATCAAATAAATCTGTACTTTTGCAGTAAAGAGTTGTGGTTGCTTATGGATGCTTATTTTCGGGTTTCCGCTATATTTGCAACACGTTCACGCAAGTTGCTCATACAGAGATACTGTTGATTTTGAGGAAGTAAAATAATCTGTAACAAATAGATAGAAGAGATTCCGTATAATCCGAAAGGGTTATACGGAATTTTTTTATGCTTTGATACTTAGTATATATTGGCTAAAATGACAAATAAAAAAGTGTAGTCTTCATACTTTGTGGGGATTTTTCTATATTTGTACAGATTAGCTTGAAGGAACCGCGAACAAGAATGTTTCCAGCTGTACAATCTGGAGATGCAGTCTAATTATATTATACCATGAAAAGAAAGTTTATATTTATATCTGTTTTGTTGCTTTGTTTTAGTACTATTTGCTTCGGTGCATGCATAGATGAAATTAAAATGTTCTATACGAGCTATATGACGAATATTTTAAATGTGGATTCAACCAATGAAATACTGTGCAAGAAGTATTTAACTGAAGAATTGGCTGCTAAACTCCAAAGAATGCGTAATGCCACGGGAGGAGATCCGATTATACGGGCGCAGGATATGAATTCAGATGCAATTAAGACATTAAATGTAAGAGAAATTGCAGACGATTGGTATATGGTAAGCTATCTTTGGAATGAAAAAGATAGTGCTAGTCTGGTGGAGATTCCATTAAAAGTGGGGTGTGTGAATGAAAAATGTAAGATAGTATATATTACCCCTATTGAAAATGGTAGTCAATATGGAAATGAGTGGTTGACCGGTTTTGAAAATACAGCTTCATATAAAATAGATAGTTCGTCGGGAGAATCATTGGTCGAAAGTTTTTATAAACTTTACGTGGCTACCTATTGCAGCATGTGTAGCGATTTGAATTCCAAGTTGCAGTCTTTTCGCTTGTCTCATCTGTCTCACACAGCTTTAGAACAATTCAAGAAGGTAGAATTAGAAAATCTACAGGATGGCTTCGGGGGCTATGACCTTTTGATTACGAATTTTGATTTCGACAGTATGTGGTTTTACAGTCTGAAGGTTGTTCCGTTGGAGCCTGATAATTATCAGGTTACTTATCAGGCCGGGAAGTATACGCATCAAATAAATATTCAAGTTGCATACCGGGACGGTAGATATTGGATTAATGCCATCACTGGAGTTCGATAAGTATTCATACCGTTATTTCTTCTTGCTCAGTTCTGCCCGTATACGACTGAGCGACTGAGGTGTGATAAATAAATAAGAAGCGATGTGCTTCAGCGGTACGTGCTGCAATAATTCCGGATTTTGCTCCAGGAGTGTCAGGTAACGCTGTTTGGCTTGTGCAGCACCTCCGTTTATCATCCAGTTTTCCATGTCCAGAAACTGGCGTTCAAAGATGACTCTTCCGATGTTGGCGAACAAGACGGAAGAAGAGAAAAAAGTCTCCAGCTTGCTTTTAGAAATACGATAGACACGGCTGTCGCTCATGGCTTCGATGGAAACCAGAGAAGGAAGTCCGGCCACATATCCCCAGGAGGAAAAGATACTGTCACCTTGAAAGGCAAACCAGAGCGAAATGTCCACTCCGTCGCGCAGATAATGTCCTCTCCAGATGCCGTCGGCTACTAGATAGAAGGAAGAGTTACGCTCTCCCTCCCGTACGATATGTTCCCCTTTCCGGTAGGTTAGCAGTTCCATCTGTTCCAGCAGCTTTTCGGCTTCCGGCTGTGCCAGTCCGTATTTTTCACGAAGTATCTCAATAAAAGCTTTCATACTTTTCTGCGTTTATGCAGGCACAAAGGTAATAAATCTTTAGCTTCGTTTTCTGCGACAATAGATGGTAATGACAAAAAGAAAGGTCAGCAGTTCGGAAACGGGGACAGCCAGCCAGATTCCCGGTACTCCCCACAGGATGGGCATCAGCCAGAAACAGAACAGGATGAGGATAAAACCACGCAGCAGGGTGATGGCCATGGCCGGACGGTCGCGTTCCACACTCTGGAAATAGCCGATGGATACAATGTTGATGCCGAAGCACACGAAGCCGGAAGCAAACAGGGGAAGTCCTTTGACGGCCAGGTCGTGTGCCGGATAGGAACTGTCGATAAACCACGAGGTGATTTGAGCGGAGAACAGGGTTGTAACGGCAAATACCACGACACCGCAGGAGATGGCGGTCAGCAGGGCCAGGAGAAAGGCTGCCCGTACGCGCTCCGGATTTCCGGCACCGAAGTTGTAGCTGAGAATGGGCTGTGCCGACTGGGCAATGGCATTGTATACCATAAAAATGATGGGGAAGAAGTAGCAGGCGATGCTGTAGGCAGCTACTCCGTCTTCACCCAGGTAGTGAATGAATACGTAGTTGCCGGTAAACATCATAGTGGCAATGGCTGCTTCACAGAGGAAACTGGACAATCCCAGTTTGCACATATAGCCCGTGTTGCGGAGGGTGAGACGCAGACTCTTGGATGATAATTTCACTTTGCACAAGTGCAGTACCCGGTGCGGCTGCATCAGGTAAATCAGAATCATCAGGGCGCCTACGATGTATCCCAGGCTGGTAGCTAAGGCCGCACCGAACATTCCCCATTTGAAAACGAAAATAAACAGATAGTCCAGTCCAATATTCAGCAGGGCCGGTATGATGTTGCACACCATGGCATAATTGGGCGAGCCGTCCAGTCGCACGAAGAACATGCCGGAACTCAGCAGGGCACTGAAGACCAGGAAGGGGACAAACCAGTGCATGTATTCCGTGGCGAGAGGCAGCAGACGGGGAGAGCTTCCCAGCAGCAAGGCAATTTTCTCCACGTTGCAGAGGATGACTGCGGCGTAGGCGATGAGCAATAAGGAGGAAACCACTACTGCTTGCGTAATATTGATGCGGGCGACCTTTACCTTTCCTTGCGACAGGTGAATGGAGGCTACAACCGATGCACCGATACCGAACATCAGCGCCACTCCCGTATTGATGAGAAAAAGCGGAGCCGTAATGTTGACGGCAGCCAGGGCGTCACTGCCGATACCTTTTCCCACAAAAATGCCGTCGGTAATGATGAAGATGGCCGAGAAAATCATTCCCAGCACCGTAGGGATAAGTAATTTCCGGAATAATTTCGGAATGTCCATACTTCCGAAGTCAATACTGTCTTTCATGTCTTTTCTCTGTTTTTGAATTTGGCTGCGAAGGTAAGCCAATTCTTATACTAAAAAATTCACAAATGGTAATAAATCATTTTTTAGCCTCTTCCTGCAAATGCACCGAAAAAGGTTTGGGTGGCCGGTTTCTACGCTTCAGTCACTTCAGGCGCGGCTTGGGAATAATTCCCGTGAAAGGGGACGATGGGGCCTGCTATCTTTGTGGCGTAGAATGATAATATTGTAGAAGAATGAAAACAGAGATTTTATTTCTTGCAGGGATGTGCTTGTGCGCATGCAGCCGTACGCCACAGGAACAGACTTCTTTTCCCAGCGTGAAGGTGGTTCATGCCGAAGTCATGGAGGCTCCCTCTTCACGGTGCTATACGTTTATTTCGCAGCCTTACCGCTTGTCTGAATTATCTTTTCGGGTGGGAGGGCCTGTGCATGCATTTGATGTGCAGCAGGGACAGTTTTTCCGGAAGGGACAACTGATTGCGGCCATTGATGAACGTGATTTTGTTATCCAGAAGCAGCGCACGGAGGCATTGTATCGTCAGGCGGAGGTTGATTATGCCCGTATATCCAGCTTGTATGAGGCTGTCTCAAAATAGAGAAATTGGACAGACATACTTATAATTTATAAGTTATAGTATTAAAATCTCCTGCTTTTAGCCATATCATTAGAGTAAACTAAGGCTGAAACAGGAGATTTTTTATTTCTAAGTTTCAATCTGTAATATTTTTACTTTTGCAATTCTATTTTGAGACAGCCTCTTTCCCATAAATAGAACTGGATGTCAGAACGCTTCTTTCCGGTTCTTTTCCAGCAGTCGTACGATATCGCTTTCCCGGTATAGGATTTTTCCTCCTATCTGGTAATAAGGCAATATGCCGTAGCGTCTGTAGTCCAGCAGCGTACGCTTGCTCAGCTTGAGTTTTCCGGCCAGTTCCGTATCTGTCAGGTAGTTTTCCCCGTCCAATAAGTGCCGATTGTCCGCCTGCAAATGGTCTATGAGGTCCGATATCCTTTTCATTTCATCGAAGAAATGAAGCACTTCCTTGTCTGATTTGGTAATGATTGTTCCCATAAAATGTTCTTTTTGGTTTGAAACAAAGATATCCGCATTCTCATGCCGCTGCAAACCGCCGGAGCTTGTTGTCATCAGATTTCATTAAATGTCATCAGATTTCATCGGACCGGATTCCGACTTCCAGTCCTTCAGCTTGTTCTTTAATACCTTCATGTCCTCCGTGACTTTCCTGTACGTGATTCTGGCATAGGCTTGTGTGACCTTCAGATTGGTATGTCCGAGCATTTTGGAAAGCGTTTCTATCGGAAGCCCGTTTTCCAGACAGACAGTCACGGCAAACGTGTGCCTGGCCGTGTGGAATATACATGGCAAAGCAAGCGACAGCGAACAGGTAAAGATTAAACGTAAACCGTTAGGAATAAGCGATATTTCAGTATTTTGCAAAGTTGAGAAAATGCAAACGGCAACGGAATATTGAGGTTGTTCAGTTACCAAACCGTTAGCCGGGCAGTTACCGAAACGGGAATAGGTAACGACAAGCGATGAAAAGAAATCCTCACCGTTTTGTTTGCACTCATACACAGTGTTTTGCGTGTCAAGGGACGCTTATATGGCAAGTAAATTTGCACTTAAAAGTATAGGCGTATGAAAGTAGAAAAATTCAAGGTGCTGCTCTACCTAAAAAAGAGCGGACTGGACAAGTCGGGCAAGGCTCCCATCATGGGACGCATCACCGTGAACCGCACGATGGCGCAGTTCGGCTGCAAGCTATCCTGTACTCCCGAACTGTGGAACCCACGTGAAAGCCGTCTGAACGGCAAGAGCAAGGAGGCGGTGGCAACCAATGCCAGGATTGAGAAACTGCTGTTGGCGGTGAACAACGCCTTCGACAGCCTTATGAGCCGTAAAGTGGATTTTGATGCCACCGATGTGAAGAATCATTTTCAAGGCTGCATGGAAACACAGATGACGCTCATGCGAATGACGGATGTTGTCTGTGATGATCTCAAAGCCCGTATCGGTATTGACCGTGCGAAAGGAACTTATCCCGGCTATCACTATATGCGTCTGACACTCGGAGAGTTCATCAAGCATCAGTACAAGGTCAAGGATTTGGCATTCGGGCAACTTACGGAACAGTTCATCCATGACTATCAGACATTCGCCATGGAAAACAAGGGATATGCGATAGATACCGTCCGCCATCATCTTGTCATTTTGAAAAAGATATGCCGTCTGGCGTATAAGGATGGCTATGCCGACAGAATCCACTTCCGGCATTTTACCTTGCCGAAGAAGACTGAAACGACACCACGGGCATTGAGCCGTGAATCGTTTGAGAGAATCCGGGATGTGGAAATACCTGCTTACCGCAAATCCCACATGTTGGCAAGGGATATGTTTCTCTTCGGGTGCTACACCGGGGTCTGTTATGCGGATGTTGTCTCGATTACCCATGAGAATCTATATACGGATGAGGACGGGGCTTTGTGGCTGAAGTATCGAAGAAAGAAAAACGAACTCCGTGCCAGCGTGAAACTGTTGCCCGAAGCGGTTGCGCTGATTGAGAAGTATCACAGCGAGGACAGGGACACACTGTTCCCTTTATTGCATTGGCCAAATCTCCGAAGACACATGAAGGCGTTGGCGACATTGGCTGGCATTAAAGACGACTTGTGCTATCATCAGGCGAGGCACAGTTTCGCCTCGTTAATCACGCTCGAAGCAGGTGTGCCGATTGAGACCATCAGCCGGATGCTGGGGCACTCCGATATTTCCACCACTCAGGTATATGCCCGTGTCAGTCCGAAAAAACTGTTCGAGGACATGGACAAGTTCATAGAAGCGACCCAAGATTTCAAACTGACCCTATAAATCCAACAACGATATGCGAAGCACATTTTCATTATTGCCATACATCAACCGCAGCAAGATTAAGGCTGACGGTACGACCGCCGTACTCTGCCGTATAACCATTGACGGCAAGCAGACCGCCATAAGTACCGGTATCTATTGCCGCCCCGAAGATTGGAACGGCAAGAAGAATGAGATAAAGACCATCAGGGAGAACAACCGCTTACGGGAATACCTGCGTCTGACGGAGGAAGCCTATGCCGAGATACTTAAATCGCAAGGCGTGGTCAGTGCCGAGATGTTGAAAAACCATATATCCTTGAATAATATTCATCCGACTACCCTTCTGCAGATGGGTGAATGGGAACGGGAGCGGTTGAAGAAGCATTCCGAAGAGATTGGTTCCACATCCTCCTATCGGGCTTCAATGTACTACCAAAAGTACCTGACGGACTTTATAGCGTCTATCGGGAGAAAAGATCTTCCTCTTGAAGAAGTGACGGAGGATTTCGGCAAGTCCTACAAAGCCCACTTGAAGAAATGCAAGAACTTCGGGGTTTCACAGACCAACCATTGTCTGTGTTGGCTGAACCGGCTGTTGTACCTTGCAGTCGACAAGGAGATTATCCGTGTAAATCCCTGCGAGGACTTGGAGTATGAGACAAAGCCGGAGGCAAGGCACAGGTACATCAGCCGCGAGGAGTTCAGGAAGATACTTTCCACACCGATGTATGACAGGCGGATGGAACTGGCAAGACGGGCTTTTATTTTTTCGACCCTGACCGGGCTGGCGTATGTGGACATCAAGCTTCTTCATCCCCATCATATCGGGACAAATGCAGAGGGCAGACGGTATATCCGCATCAACCGCAAGAAGACAAAGGTGGAGGCGTTCATCCCCTTGCATCCCATAGCGGAGCAGATATTGTCGTTGTATAACACAACTGATGATGAGAAGCCCGTGTTTCCTCTTCCCAACCGTGATGCCCTATGGTTTGAGGTTCACGAGTTGGGAGTATCCATAGGGAAAGAGGAAAATTTGACCTATCATCAAAGTCGGCACAGCTTCGGAACATTCCTGATTTCTGCGGACATTCCGATTGAGAGTATCGCTAAGATGATGGGACACTCTAATATCAGGACGACACAAGGATATGCACGGATAACCGATGATAAAATCTCCAAGGATATGGACAAACTGATGGAGCGCAGAAAGAAAATATCGGCTGGCGAAAAGAAATAAAACAGAGAATAAACATCAAATAATAAACGCATTATGAACAGAGGAATAATTACAATCAGTGAAACAGGAGCAGTTACCATACCGACTGTACCTGTATGGATGACCAAATTTGAAATAGCCGACCTGTTCGGGGTATTCTCGTGCGACATCCGAAAGGCGATACGGGTAATCTACAAGAACAAGGAGTTGAGCGAAGCCGATACAATGCGATATATCAGGCAACCCGATGGTATCAGTTATGACGTTTACAGCCTTGAAATGATTATAGCCATTGCATTCAGGATATGCAGTAAGGAAACCCATTTGTTCAGGCGGTTCGTAATAAATAAAATCTGCGCCACCAAGAAAGGAAATCCGGTCACATTGTTGGTTTCTTATGGCAATGGTGGCAACCTGTGGTATAGCTGATATTCCTCCCGTCAGCCACCTGTTCCCGATGTATGGATGCAAAGGTAGCGTGTGGCTCTGACGTCATTGGCAAGGTCGGGCTGCAGAGCCGTTTCGGGCGGAATCTTCCTCAAACGGGTTTGAGCGTATTCCACCCGAAAATCCTGCCATTGCAAACTACACGCATTTGAAACATCCTCGTGCGGAAAACAAGTAACTGAAAATTCAAAAGAAAATAAAAGACCATGATAACAAAATTTTATAATATGTCTTGTTAAATCAGTTTTTTAGGCCTTGTAGCTATAATGCTATCTAAAGGCTTGTTTTATATAATACATATTCAAAGGAATTTGCTATATTTGTAATCTAATTTAATAAGATATGTCAAAAGGAGAAAATAAAAATTGTTTTGTAATCATGCCTATTGCTGATTGTGATGGGTATGAAAAAGGACATTTTGCTCATGTCTATGACGATATTATAAAACCAGCAATAGATAAAACAGAGTTTACAGCAATAAGGGCAGATGAAGTAAAGGAAACAAACTTTATTCATTTAGATATACTAAAAAAACTTATAGATGCTCCGATAGCTGTTTGTGATTTAAGTACGCGTAATCCCAATGTATTGTTTGAACTGGGAATACGACAGGCATTTGATAAGCCTGTCGTTTTAATACAAGAAAAAGGTACTCCTAAAATATTTGATATTGCTCCCTTGAGATATCTTGAGTATTCAAAAGAGATGAAATATCATGAAGTTCTGGAAAGCCAAAAAAGTCTACAAGAAGCTATTGAAGCAACTAAAGCGGCAGAAGGAGATTCTGGAAATATAAATTCTATTGTTAAGTTAATGGCCTTGAGTTCCCCTGCTATTATACCTAATCTTGACAATTCTAATAAAGAAGTGCTTGCTTTAGATGTTATGCGTTCACAAATGAATGACCTGAAAATGATGATGGAAATGATGGTACATGAGGGGCGAAAAGGTATATCTAGGCGTAGCTCAATTGCAGCTATTGAATATGAACGAATTGTTAACAAATTAGAAAAAATTTCTTCTTTGAAAATGGATATAGAACAAGCTGATCGAGAATATACAAAGTTGATGCGTGATACAGAGGAAATCATGATGAATTGTGGAGGAGAGTTAGATCATCGGATGTTCAAATATTTAATGGATAAAATTTATCGACAAAGAGAAGAGTATTTTTCAACTCGATAAAATGTCTCTAAAATTATATTTTCCCGTCAGCCACCTGTTCCCGATGCTCGGATGCAAAGATAGCGTGTGACTTTGACGGCAGTGGCAAGGTCAGGCGGCAGAGCCGTTTCGGGCAGAATCTTCCTCAAACGGATTTGAGCGTATTCAGTCCGAAAACCTTGCCACTGCCTACCACACGCATTTTGGGCATCCGGCAACGGAAACAAGCGACTGACGGGAAATCAGAAGAAATAGAGGAACGGCTTACGGATGAAGCTAAACATTGATGCTTCATCCGCAAACCGTTCCTTTTTGTTGTACCATTGCTTCCGCAAGTATGGGCAGACGGCAAACTGCGCTCCTTCAAGAAAATCAGGGTGCTTTCAGTCGGTAGGCGGAGCGGTATCCGTCAGCCAGCATCCTTTCGATGTCGGATTCACGGTAGAGGATTTTACCGCCCAACTGAATGTAGGCAATACGCCCCTCGTTACGGTAGTCCTGAAGTGTCCGGCGGCTCACCTTCAACCGTGCCGACACCTCCTTGTCGGTGAAGAAACGTTCCCCGTTCAGTGTCGGGCGATAGTTGGCAGTCAGATGCTCTACATTGTCCAGCAGACGGTCGAGGCTGCCCATGAAGTGGATTATCCACTCGTTGTCTTTGTTAATCAGTTCATTCATACGCTTTGGATTTTAGTGGGTATTATCAGTTATGTACTATACTTGGTTTATATAGTCCTGCCTTTGAATCGTGCTTCCTTCCGTCTGTCCTCCACGATGGAGACGATACGCTGCACGTCTTCGGGACGGTAATAGGTCTTGTGGTTTATCTGTGAATAAGCCAACGTGCCGTTGTCCCTAAGCGTCTGCAACGTGCGTGGGCTGATGTTGAGCATCCGGCACACGTCCTGATTGTCCATCCACTCGCTCATCTTCTTTTCACCGTGCCGATGGCAGATGGCATCCATACGGCTGACGAAGCGGTCGAACTTGGCGACCATCGCCTCGAAGGTCTTTCTTTCGATTGATACGATTTCCATATTGTCTTTCTTTTAGTTGTTATTCCTTTTGCCGCAAAGGAATATACAATACGTTATCCGACAATGGATTTTACAGAACTGGCAGCATGTGGCACTGGTGTGGTAGAGGTTGTCCGGGGTATAGATTATCGCTATCACCTTAATTTCGGTTTTTAGAGGGGAGCCGAAACTCAAATAAGGGCTTAATTAAAAATCGCTCGTGGTTGAGCCTTTGCTCATTCGGACATTCATATCCGGAAAAACGGTGAAGTCCGCACCGCTTTAGCAACCGCCATAAAGCAAAACCACACAAAAATGCCGAGCAGAATCCAAGTGCTTGACAGACTGCACTGAAGCATCTTACTTTGCTCACGATAATCGGTCGAGGTGCTTACCAAGACCACATTCAATAACTTAATCAATTTGTTTTTTACAATGAAGAGAGAGCCAAACATCACAGAGCAGCAGGCTCGTGAAATCGTGGAAAAGATGGGACGCAGGGAATCCTACACTCCCAAGTCGATGAATGACATCTACAGACGTATCGGTCTGGAGCCGGATGAGCCGGAACAGCCCGGCAAGACCGTCACGGAGGAAACGGAGACCGCTATGGCGGATGAACCGTCAAATGAGGCGGTCGGGGAAACGGCAATGCCGCAGAAGCGTGTCAGCAGCAAGCAGCGCAGACTGTCGCTGGAGGAGTACCGCACCACTTATCTCCAAGTCCCCAAGATTGTCAACCGTAAGCCCGTGTTCGTCAGCGAGGAGGTGCGTGACGAACTTGACAGGGTTGTCCGCTTCCTCGGAGGAAAGGGCATGAGCGCATCGGGGCTGATTGAAAACCTCGTCCGTCTGCACCTCGACACCTATCGGAATGACATCGAGCTGTGGCGCAGGCTCTGACGGGATTACGGTAGAATCGGTCAGGTCGGTGAATACACTTCATCGGCTTAACCGATACCCAAAGTGATTTATTACGCTCGGAAATCAATCCGACAGGCGGAGGATTTTTGTGTCCTCAAAGACACAGCAAGATATATTTTCAGTTACCCGAATAATTCTAAGTAACTGAAAATGCCTTCACCGCCGTGGGCAGAATTATCCTCCGCAGTCGGATAATTTCGGGGTTCCTTAATCAAAGATTAAACAATGGACAAGCCATAAAATTGAAAGAATAAGAAGCATGAAAAAGAAGAGCAAGTACGGGAGAAATCCCAAGTTGAACCCGAAGACGCACTGCGTGATGGTGCGCTTCGATGATGTGGAATGGAACAGGTTCCTGACAATGTACGAGGAATCGAACGTGTACGCGAAAGCCGTCTTTCTCAAGGCGCACTTCTTCGGGCAGAAGTTCAAGGTGCTGAAGGTGGACAAGACGCTGGTGGACTACTACACCAAGCTGTCGGATTTCCATGCCCAGTTCCGTGCCATCGGCACGAACTACAATCAGGTTGTCAAGGAACTGCGCATCCACTTCTCGGAGAAGAAGGCGATGGCGTTGCTCTACAAGCTGGAGAAGTGTACCATCGACCTTGTGAAACTGAGCCGGGAGATTGTGGAACTTTCAAGGGCGTTAGAGAAGTGTTACCAATCCAAATCGGACTGATATGGCATCGGTCAAGGTCAAGTTTCGCCCATCCACCATAGGCGGCAAGGAGGGCACACTCTACTATCAGGTGATTCACAACCGTGTGGTCAGGCAGATATATACCGACTATAAACTTTTCGCTTCGGAATGGGACTGCCATTCCGAAGCGGTCATCCTGCACCGTGTTCCAAATGAACAAGAGCGGAACAATCATTTGCTTTCGATAAGTTCACGTATCAGATGGGACAAAGATAGGTTGAACAAGATTATACAAGCCTTATCCCAATCCGGCACATTTGTGGCGGATGATATAGGCATGCGTTTTCAGGATAACAGACAGGAGCAATCGTTCAATGCCTACATCTGTCAGCAGATAGCAAGGCTGAAACGCTTGGGTAAGATACGCACATCGGAAACCTATACGGCGGCATTCCGAAGTTTCAACGGTTTTATGAATGACAAGGAGGTCTTGTTTAACCAGATTAGCGCTGACTTGATTGCGGAATATGAGGCTTATCTGAAAGGCAGAGGCAACTCACCCAATACAATATCGTTCTATATGCGCGTTCTGAAAGCGGTCTATAACCGTGCGGTGGAAGACGGGCTGACAGGGCAGCGGCATCCATTCAAATCTGTTTATACAGGAGTGGAAAAAACCTTGAAGCGAGCCATATCACTTAACGATCTTAAACGCATCAAAGGGCTGGACTTGTCGTTGAAGCCCAATCTTGACTTTGCCCGTGACATGTTCCTGTTCTGTTTCTACACAAGGGGAATGTCTTTCATAGATATGGCTTATCTGAGAAAGAAGGATTTGCAGAACGGTATCCTTTCCTACCGCAGACGAAAGACGGGGCAGCAACTTTTCATCAAATGGGAAAGATGTATGCAGGAGATTGTTGACAAATACCCGATAAATGAAACGGAATATCTTTTACCTATCATCACAAAAAGGAACAAGGATTATCGGAAGCAATACACCAACGAACTGCATAGGGTGAACCATCTGTTGAAGAAAATCGGAAAACAGTTGGACTTGTCGATACCCTTGACAATGTATGTCGGGCGGCACTCATGGGCAAGTATTGCCAAAAGCCGCAATGTACCTATCTCTGTCATCAGCGAAGGTATGGGGCATGATTCAGAGAACACCACGCAGATTTATCTTGCTTCGCTGGATACTTCTGTGGTGGACAGAGCTAATAAGAAGATATTGGATTTGCTGTAAAACCGTGAATGTTTTGCGAATCAGTCCAACGCTTGCCAAGAGACGGATATTATAATGCAAAGTTACGCAAAATAATGATTCTTAGCTCATAAAACGCTGAAAATCTAACCTATTGCCAAGTTTTTGTTTTGCAAAAAATACTGTATGTTTACCGAAATTCCACTTTAAAAATTCACAAACCACTCTGTTTCAACAAAATAATTCTTAGTAACCGTCTCTTGGCAAGAGATGAATAAGGAAATAATAAAATATCTGTAATAATGAGATTATTCGACATATTGAAAAGAAACGAACTTAACGCACCAGACTTAGACAAGTTAAATGTAATGTCACATAAGACCTTATATGCGACTTTCGGTGAACCTATGAGTATGTATGATGTAATCAGGCATTACTTATATATTTAATTGTAAAGCATTGAATTTTCAACTCAAATAAGATTTCGTTATGAACTTGTCCATTTCAATTGATACATGGGTTTGCTTATGTAGCATTTTTATTGTTTTTATTTTCTGTTCCATTATTGTATTTAGATATAGAAATAGTGAGAAATTAGTGGCTAATCGCCGGATGGTGGAATTTTTTCCCTCTTTGGTTTCCACCCTTGGTGTATTGGGTACATTTTGGGGAATAACCAAAGGTTTGATGGCTTTCGACACCACAGACCTTGATCGCTCTATCCCTGATTTACTTGATGGCTTGAAAACAGCCTTCTTTACATCTTTGGCAGGTATGGTTGGTTCTATGATTCTATCTGCTTTTATTAGTAGGAAACAAGATGAAAAAGACGGAGGTGTTTCCGACATAAATCAAGCCGCTGGTGAAATAACCAAAGCGGTAAAAGCGATGAGCGATGCCAATACAGAAACGATACACTCTATTCAGAAACAACTGACAGAACAAGAGGCTGACCGCAAGGCTTTTTACCGAACAGTTGGTGAGGTAATGTCTAAGATGTCGGAAACACAAAAAACTATGACCTCCGCCATTGACTCGTTGGTTGTTTTACAACGTAGCCAAGAGAACACTCTTGCTGATATAAAGGAAGTAAACTCTTCTATGCTTGTTTCATTTGGGAACCTTGAAGAAGCCACGAATGAACAAACTGTGTCTATTAATTCTGTATTGAAATATACACAAGAAGTTAGCGAGTATACGCATCATCTTGGAGAAATCCTTGATGTAATCTCTGGTATAAGTGGTACAGAAGACGAAATTAATGAAAAGGTTGGAAAACTAAAGGAAATAATACACGGCGAGGTCATTGAGATAGAAGATAATATGACCAAAACAAATGAGTTATTAGAAAGGAAATTCAATGAATTCACCGAACTCCTCAAGAAGAGTAATACCGAAGCTCTTGTCGATGTAATGAAAAAAGTGACCGAAGAATTTCAAAAACAAATGAACGCGCTTATTAACAAACTCATTCAAGAAAATTTTGACCAGCTTAATAAATCAGTGGAGAAACTCAATCTTTGGCAACAGGAGAATAAAGAAATGATAACCTCGCTTACTCGTCAGTACAAAGATATGTCTGATAATTTCGAGGCTACTTCTTCTTCACTTATCCGCGTAAAGGATGATACGTCTATTCTTGTTAGTGAAGGTGGTAAATTACACCAGCTTGTTGATGCGCTTAACCAAGTTATTATTGAGGACAAGAGGTTCATTGAAGTCACCAAGGAACTGCATGAAACTGCCAATCTTTCCAAATCTAATATGGAATCGTTTAACGAATCTACTCAAAAACTTAACGAATGGGTACGCAAACAACGTAATTTCGTGGATGGAGTACAACTTCTCATTGCGAAACTTGAAGAACTTAACAAAATACGTGATTATGGGGAACAATTTTGGCAAGGCACAAAAGATAAAATGGAAGAAGGAGTTGGTATCATAACAAAGGGGTCACAAACACTCAATTCGCAGCTTACTTCGCTTGACCGTCAATTCTATGGTCGCCTAAGTGCTACTCTTGCCGAACTTGATAACTGTATTACTAAGATGGTAGAACAAATAGGTAAACGCAGATAGATATGGCTAAAACGAATGTATGGTTGTCAGTTTCAGACCTTATGACAGGATTGATGGTGATTTTTCTTTTTGTTGCAATCGCCTACATTAGCCGTGTACAAAAGAATCAATCCGTCCTTACTGATTATGTGGAAACCAAGAATGAGTTGCACAATAAACTTGTTAAAGAGTTTGAAGGTGACACTCTCAAATGGCAAATGACAATAGGCAAGGACCTTACTATGAAATTTAAAGAACCGACAGTTCTTTTTGCTACAGGGTCATCAGAATTGACACCTCGTTTCAAGGAAATTCTAGAAGAGTTTTTACCCCGCTATTTCAATATTCTGTTAAATGATAGTTTACGTTCTAATATCCAAGAAATTCGTATTGAGGGACATACAGATGATGTACCGATGCCAAGTCGACATCCAGACCCCTATATAGCCAATGCCATGCTTTCCCAAGATAGAGCATTGGCGGTGGTTAAATACTTTCGCTCTATGTCACAGTTTGAAATGTATTCGGATAAACAGAAACAATTACTTGAATATTGGTTTACTGCCAATGGGCTTTCTTATGGAAAAGCTCTTGATGCAGATGGAGATTTTATTATTTGTTCTGGTAAACCTATAGACCGTACTTCTTCACGACGTGTGGAGTTTCGAATAGTTACTTCCGGTGATGAAATTCTTGAGAATTTTGTAAAAGAGAATACCAAATGAGCTTCGATTTTGACATAGACGCAGAGGAAGATTGGTTCTTCAATACTGACCCGATTTGTGACTTTCCTAATTTTAAGAAAAGCCTTACTGATATGGGAATACAGATTGGAACTGCTGGTGCTTGGCGTTCAGTCGGTACAGTTGATGTACTGCCTGAAGACATCGGTGAGCGCATTCTCTTTGAAGATGGTGGAATTTTTTATATTGATGATGAAGGAGTTAAACGCCGTGGTTTTATGTATAAGGCTCGTTTCTATTTTGAATGGCAGGGACATGTCAGCCAACCTAAGTTTCACGTTTGTAAATGCACAGCTATCGAAAACTTTGGACGGGAAGCTTACCGTTTTGCCAATGCAGAACCAATAAAAGTGTATTCTCGAAATGCTCATAAAGAAGTGGAAGTTGAGGGAATGGAACTATGTGGTTACTGCAAGCGTTTGTTGATGGATGAAGAAGCAATGCGAGTGAATGATTCCACCGATTTTGTAGAAATTCTAAAAGAAGCAGGGGATGTAGAAGAACCTGCTGAGTACGATGTAGATATTTTTGGTTATGTTAAAAATTGGGAAGAAATATCTCTCAACTATCGCACCAAAAAGAGTTTTACTTGTGAACGCTGTGGAACCCATGTTGAGGACGGTTTCGACCATTTTTATATGCAAACACACCATAAGAACGGTGTGAAAACAGATAATCGAGAAGGTAATCTTGAATGCCTGTGTATCAAATGTCATTCGGAAGTGGATGATACCCATCGCCGTAATTTTTCTTCTGCTGCTCAAAAGGTTTTAATAGAAGATTATATGCGCAAGTATCATGGGAAAGAATCTGATTCGCTAATTTCTCGTCTTATGAAAGCGGTGCGTAATCGGCAAGAGCCGCCAACAATAATAGATGATGAACTGCCTTTTTGAGTATACGATTAAATTATCGTTTCTGTACTTTGTCAAAATTATAGTGATTAATGAAACCTATGAAAACTACTGGTGGCAATTGATTCTATATATTTTTTATAATTTAGCAGAGAAATAACTCACAAATACAAACTGTTAATCAAATAAATTTTGTTACCTTTGCCAATAGATAAAGCGTTCTTTTGAATTACTGCAAAACGAGGTGAAATACAGAATTTTGCTGGTTTCTAAATCGTTACCTATTAAGCTGAAATATTTTGCAAGTGCTTGAATTTTAGCGAGAAAGAAAATACGCTATGTCTTGCTACATGGAATGTGAGGTTCTTTTTAATCCCGCACACATCGGCAATCTCTTTCAGGTAGGCATTCAGCTTTTGGTTGCTGATTATAGGTAATATCTTTCCGTCCGGCAGCTTGCCTTTGTATTTCTTCAATATCATTTTGGGAATATCCAACAGGGGAACATTCACGTCCGTGTTGGTCTTTTGCCGCTTCGTCATTATCCACAGATTACCGTCAAATGACTTTCGGATATTCTCTTGCCGCAGGTTGGCGACATCACTGTAAGCCAGACCGCAGAAACAGGAAAAGATGAATAAGTCCCTGACGTGTTCCAAACGCTCGGAAGCCATTTTCTTTTTAAGGATGATTTTTATCTCGTCTTCCGTCAAATAGCCCCTGTCCACTTTTTCCAACCGGATTTTATAGCTGGCGAACGGATCTTTGTCCAGTATGCCATTGTTTCGGGCTATGATGATGATGCGCTTGAAAAACTGCATGAACTTGGCGGTGGTGTTGTAACCGCACTTGCAGGCTGTACGCAAATACAACTCGAAATCGGTAATGAACATCGGGGTTATTTCCCGGATGGAAATATCAGAAAGGTTATATTTACTCTGTATGAACTCCGCAAGGTGACGGCGTGTAACCTCATACTTGCGGTAGGTCGCTATCGTCTTGGATATGCCAACAAGCTGTTTCACGTCCTCATTGTGCTTTTGGAACAAGGTAAGGATGGTTTCGTGGTTCTCGCTGTGTCCCAAAAACTCGTTTTTCACTTTCTCGGCAGTAACGTAATTATCACGCCGCTGCATTTCGTGGTAGATGGTGTTCAGCGATGCGTTTATATCGCTTAACATACGGTTGATACGTCCGGCTTCCGCCGTGCGTCCGATAGCCTTGCCAGCCTTACCGTCCCACATTTCAGGCAGCACGTCCAATTTAGTATTAAAACGGCTTGCCACACCGTCCACTGTGATACGGGCGAAAAGGGGGTACGCACCGCCTGCTTTCTGCTTGTCTTTCTTTGCGTAAAAACAAATGTTGAATGTCGATTTCATATACTCACTTTTTAGTTACAAAAATACTGTAAATACTTAAAAATGAGTTTCATGCAGGCTCGCCAAACACCGACAGAAGTTCGCCAATTTCCGACTATCTGTACCCCCTTTTTGATTTTGTTTGTCGGGGGTACGAGTTAGGTTAGAAACCTTGTCTTTTAGGGGCGAAAAAATGTACTTTAAGGCAGACACAAGGGGATAAAAAAAGTCCCACAAATCATTGAATTTGTGGGACTTGTCTGTTCTTTGTCCGGTTTTGTCCGTAACGTTCAGCGGAGAGAGAGGCTCTCGAACTTATACTTTCACAGAATCTCATAAAACCGCAAACAACTGATAATCAAGTGCAAATTACAACATAGAGTAAAACTAAATGTTTCTAAATGTCTTTTGCTATCTCAATAATTGGGTGTATATTTGGGTGTAGAATTTCAAACGCACCCAATTATGAATATCAAGCGCAACATCATTTTTGCATTGGAGAGCCGGAAAAAGAACGGTGTGCCAATCGTAGAGAACGTACCCATCCGTATGCGTGTCATCTTTGCCAGCCAACGCATCGAGTTTACAACGGGCTACCGGATTGACGTAGCCAAATGGGATGCAGACAAGCAGCGGGTAAAGAACGGATGTACCAACAAGCTAAAGCAGAGTGCAGCCGAAATCAATACGGACTTGCTGAAATACTATGCCGAAATCCAGAATATTTTCAAGGAATTTGAGGTGCAGGAGGTCATGCCAACGACCCAACAGTTGAAGGAAGCTTTCAACATGAGAATGAAAGACACCAGCGAAGAACAGCCGGAAGAAGCCCCTGTCAGCTTTTGGGAGGTATTCGATGAGTTTGTAAAAGAGTGCGGTAACCAGAATAACTGGACGGCATCCACCTATGAAAAATTTGCAGCAGTGAGGAACCACCTCAAAGAGTTCAAGGAGGATGCAACGTTCAACTATTTCGACGAGTTTGGATTGAACGAATACGTCAACTTCCTGCGTGATACCAAGGATATGAGAAACAGCACCATCGGCAAGCAAATGGGATTCCTCAAATGGTTCCTGCGCTGGAGCTTCAAGAAAGGACATCATCAGAACATTGCATACGATACATTCAAACCGAAACTGAAAACCACCTCGAAAAAAGTAATCTTCCTGACTTGGGATGAACTGAACAAGCTGAAAGACTACCAGATACCCAAGGATAAGCAATACCTGGAACGTGTGCGTGATGTTTTCCTGTTCTGCTGCTTTACGAGTTTGCGGTATTCGGATGTTCGCAATCTGAAAAGAAGCGATGTGAAGTCCGACCACATCGAAATAACCACAGTCAAGACTGCCGACAGCCTGACGATTGAACTGAACAAATACAGCAAAGCCATACTGGACAAATACAAGGACATCCATTTCGAGAATTACATGGCTCTGCCCGTCATCAGCAACCAGAAGATGAACGATTACCTGAAAGAGCTGGGCGAACTGGCAGAAATCAACGAGCCTGTACGGGAAACCTACTACAAGGGAAATGAACGTATTGATGAAGTCACACCCAAATACGCTTTGCTCAGTACCCATGCAGGAAGAAGGACATTCATCTGCAATGCGCTGGCTCTCGGAATCCCGGCACAGGTGGTCATGAAATGGACGGGCCACAGCGACTACAAAGCTATGAAACCCTACATTGACATAGCGGATGATATTAAGGCAAATGCCATGAACAAGTTTAATCAACTATAAAAGTATCAAACAGTTTCATAGATAGTTATCAATGACTATATTTGTAGAAATTATCATCACAATATGAGCAACAAGGAATCCAACATAGAGAAAACGAATTTTGATGCATTCATACAAGCGGTCGGTTCGGAAATAGAACAGGCACAAGTAAGGCTGATTGTTGCAGCCAATGCACAAATGCTGTTCCATTACTGGAAGATAGGCAATTACATCCTTTATCACCAGCAGCTGCACGGATGGGGAAGCAAAATCATCAAGCAGTTGGCAAAGGCTATCCGACTGCATTACCCTGAAAAGAAAGGCTATTCGGAACGTAACCTTACCTATATGTGCCAGTTTGCAAAAGCATATCCTTTAAGAGCGTTGCAAAGTTTCATAGAAACAGATGCAAGCCTGTCTGTCCCAACCATACAGAGTGTGACCAATGAAGTATTAAAACTGAATGACAAGCAATTTACGCAGGAACTTACTGCGCAAATACAATCGATTGATTGTCAATCATTAGCAATTACGCAGGAAGTTCCTGCGCAATTTGAAGATGTGGGAAAAACCGTGTCTGCCATTTACAGGATGGGAATCAGGGAAATAGAAGAAGTTTTCTTGACCTCTCCTATAGCCAAAATAAACTGGACAAGCCAAATGACTATACTTGACAGTTCGCTACCTTTAGGTCTAAGCTACTGGTACATGAAGCAGTCTGTGGAAATGGGATGGAGCAGCAATGTATTGAAAATGCAAATTGACAGTGATTTGTATAGCCGACAAATCAGCAACAACAAGGTAAACAATTTCACGACCACACTTCCGGCTCCACAAAGCGACCTTGCCAATTACCTACTCAAAGACCCGTACATCTTTGATTTGGCAGGAGCCAAAGAAAAAGCAGACGAAAGGGATATTGAAGAACAGCTGGTGAAACACGTTACCCGCTACCTGTTGGAAATGGGCAACGGTTTTGCCTTCGTTGCCCGGCAGAAGCACTTCCAAGTCGGAAACAGCGATTTCTTTGCCGACCTGATTCTATATTCCATTCCGTTGCACGCATATATTGTCATAGAATTGAAA